ACATCAACTGCTAATAGATGGTATAACAGAATTTATGATGAATTAGTTGTACCTGATATACATAATGCTTTAGAGATTAAATCTTATAAAGAAACAGTTGAAAGTGAAATAGATAAATGTATGAAAAAATTGAAAGGTTTAAATATTGAAGAAAAAATAAATGTTTTAACAAAAATAACCAAATTAAAAAAAGATTTAAAAAAGCTATGAGAAATTCTCATGAGAATCACTAATTAATTAACTGGCATTAAAAGTTTCGTGGTTGCTTCTTTTATGTAAGTCCAGTACTTTCCTAATTACATTAAATTATGCAATTTTCAATTAAAAATTACGTCATTTCAGTCGAATGGAGTGATAGTCCAAAATTACAAACTTTACATCACAAAATGCCTGATGGGTTACGTCAAGATTTTGATGAGTGGTTATCAAGTATCGAGCATGAAAGAAACACTATTGAAGGGAGTGCCAAATGAAATTTAATTACATTTACAAAGAGACTTCCACTGACATAAGAAGTTTCAAAATTAGCAGTGAAGTTATGCTTATTGAAGATGAAGTAAGACTTCTTGCAAGTGAAGCCACACTAACTACTGAAGATACTGAATTTTGTGACTTAAGTGAGTGGCAACAAGGTAACGGCTTGCCATCAAAAGGTGCATATCAAGTAACTTTTTTAGGTACTGAATATGGCGATAATACTCAAACTGAATTTTACGAGGTTTAAAAAACAATGAAAATTGATGTTTATTCGCTTTTACCAGATAGCGTAAAAGACTATATCGCTGAAGAAATTTCTGAAGCACTTGCAAAAAATGGACATGACAATTCTATAGTTTTATGGGATATATCATGCGAGCTACCAGAGGAAGTTTAAATGGACTCTTTTTTACACAACCATCAATCTGCACTTGATAGCCAAAGAGAGGAAGATGCAATTAATTGGAGATTTCCAAAAGATGAAGAAGAAGAAGTTGAGGATGATGATTTCCCATATGAAGATTATGAACCATCAGATTATGAAATGATGAGTAATTTTGGAACACGTTGGCATGATTGGTTATGACTGAATTTGTACCAATAACAAGATACTCAAGATGTAAAAGATACTCAGGTGCGACAATAAAATGCCCTGAGTGTAATTCTTTAGGTCAAATTTATCACTTATCTTGGTCAGCTTTACAATGTCAAAATTGTAAAAATATGATCAATAAATTTGATTGGTTAATAGAAAAAGGTAAACATTCAAAACTACAGGAGAACAATTAAATGACATTAACTATCGCAGAATATTTTGATCGCCTAGCTACGCAAGGTTTAGGTATTTATGTTTCTGAAGAGTTTGACAATGCTATTGTTGATACTTTAGAAATTATCCGAAATCATGAAATAGGAGATTTCGAGAATATAGAAGAAGAAGATGACTATGATGACGAGGAGGTATAACAATGTCATTAACTTATGAACAAAAAGTTTATCAATGGGCATCAGGACATTATTTAGATAATGATGTTCCTGATAGTTTTTTTAAACTTGAAGATAAACAACAGTTAGATTATTTAAAAGATAATGCTTGGCAATCTTTTAAAGATTGTTCTGGTAAAGATATACATGAGTGTATTTGGTCTTTAGCTAATGATGTAATTATGAAAAGAGTTCCTGATGAAAATGATTACACAGAAGATTGGTGGGAACAATGAATTATTTAATTTTAGGTAAACAAGTGTTTGGTAATAACTTATCAGGTACAGAGTTTACAGAAAAACTTGTTATATCAAGTGATAAAGAGTTTACAGATGAGCAACTTATTAAAAAGTTTCACTCTTATCTTGTTTATAAATATACAAAAGATTGGGATGATTCTGACACTTGGACAGAACAAGAACACTTTGATGTTTATGATGAAAACGGAAACGCTAATCATGTTGACTACATATTAAAAACATCAGATACAATTCCTGATTTTGAAGAAATTGATATTGATGATTATTACGAAGATCAGTGGGAAGAATTAGCAGAAACCGGTATGTCGCCTAAAATGATTGAAGCAACATTAAATGAGCATCAAAAATAAATTTACTGTAAAACCAATTAAGAGATATGAAACTCATGATTGGTTTTTAAATAAACATTATGCAAAACGTGTTCCTAGTATTACTTATTGTTATGGATTGTATGACACTAATAAAGTCTTACAAGGTGTCATAAGTTTCGGTTCGCCGGCATCAAAACCTTTAGTGGTAGGTGCATTTAAAGGTAAATATCAAGAAAACTTTTTAGAGTTAAATAGATTATGTGTTAATGAAAATTTAGAAAAAAATGTATTAAGTTTTTTTGTAAGTCAATCAATAAAACTATTAGAAAAACCAAAAGTAATTGTATCTTATGCTGATACTTCACAAAGTCATCATGGTTATATATATCAAGCAACTAATTGGATTTATACAGGTTTATCAGATAAAAGAACTGAATGGAGAATGAGGGGAAATAATAAACATAGTAAAACTATTTGTGAGCAATATACATTAGAAGAAAGACAAAAAGATAAAGATAAATTTTATATTACAGAAAGACCAAGAAAACATAGATACTTTTATCTTTTAGGTAATAAAAAAGAGAAAAAAGAAATGAAACAAAATCTACAATATAAAATTGAATTATATCCTAAAGGAGAAAACAAAAGATATGATGCAAGTTATTCTCCAAGCATACAAGGAATATTATTTTAATAATTAATTTTTTTTAAGTTTTACTAACAAATCATGTATAGCTTCTCTAATTAAAAATCCTGTAGATAAACCAGATTTTGAAAATTTTTTTAGCTCTTCATATTCATCTACATCAACAGCTACACAGATTCTTTGTAAGTTTTTGTTCATAATGAATGGCGATATACATAAACAATATATCACATAGTCATAACTTTTAGTATGAATGGCAAAAAAAAGAAAAAGAAAAGAACCAAAAGAAAAAGAATATATAATATTATATATATATTTTTATATTATATATACTTTTTTATAGATATATAAGTAGTTATATATAGATAATTATATTATATATACTTATATTAGTATAATGAATGGGTTTTGCAAGAATTTAATTATATAGCATCAGTAACAACCTCTTGACACATATGATGTCATGCTCTAATAATGAATAATAGTTAATGTTTTAAAAAAGATGACCCAAACGTGGTGCATATATTCTCATTTAACAAAAGATGAGAAGGAGAAAGTAAACAAGATTGTTTATAACTGTCTTGAAAGAAATGGTTTTGCTCCAGAAGATCCGTGGTGGGAAATGAATTATACATTACCAGAAGGAGATAGATGAATGGCAAAAACTAAAATTACTATGTTTCTTGATCAAGACCTTATTGAATGGCTCGATCAGAACAGAGATGAAGAAACATCAAGGTCAGCTTATCTGAGGATCTTGATTAGAAAAGACATGAAAACCAAGTCTAGAAGAAAAACTGCTCCTGTATTATCTACAGATGTTTTCAGTGCTCCAACAATTACAGCAGATTTAATACCTAATGATCTAAAAAATTATGCTGATCTTTTAGTTGAATGGTGGAGTATCAGATATAAAAATAAGGGAACTTGCTCTACAAGCGTTGCTAACCGCATCTTTACCAAGTTAAGGTCATTTCCTACACAAGATAGAAAACAAGCTCTTGAGAACGCTATAGCAGGTGGTTGGAAAGATTTATTTCCAGTTAAGCAATCCTTCAAGCCAGAAGAACCCAAAAACCACCCAAATCAAAAAATATTTAGGGCAAGTGAAGCTGATTTGCCACCGACCTTAAAAGAGCTAGGGTTAGACAAAGTTATGAATGGAGAATCTTAATGGAAAAAGCATTTGATCGCATATCAGTAATGAAAATTCTTAAAGATGGTATTAAAAAAGGTTATTGGACTTTAGAAGATTTAGATAAACCTAGTCCACAATGGAAAGAAGTTGTTGATACCTGTAATGGACATCCTGCGTATATTCGAGGTTATCAGGGTGTCAAGTATGAAAATCTTGCTAGGGTTGAAGAACCCGAACCACCAAAGGAGCAAGTAGAAATTATTGATCCTAAAGACTTTCTTATCTAACTTTCCAAATGAAAACTATCGAATTACTAAAACCACTCGCTATCTTCAGAGATCAGGAGACTCACAAATACTTTGATGAGACTCATCAGAGATGGCTTGCTTTTTCTACAACAGAAGTTTGTAATGAACTGACAGAAGAAGCCAAAGAAAATATTGAAGCCTATAGATATATCTGGCAGCCCAGAGGAGAAAAGGTACATGAATGTCTCCAAGAAAAAATGCTTGGTAGTGGAGATATTGATGTAGGAGATTACGAAGCATGGGTTACACCATTGTTAGACCATGAATTGTTCACACATTTTGAACCAATGGCTGTTGAACTTATGATGTCTATACCAGATAAATCAGTTGGCGGTCAGCTTGATTT